GCAGGCGCTCTTTAACAACCTTGGTTTCGGTCTGTCAATGGACACCGGCTCAATCAACACCATCGTGCCTACCGGATCGGTTGCCGGTCGCGGCATGTTCGGTGAACTGGCTCGACCTTCGTGGGGTCCTCTTGTCTCCATTCCAGTTGACTACGCCGCTAAATACTTTTCTAACCACCCGTGGTTTAACAAAGCGGCTGAATCGTTCCTCGGCCCAATCGCTTCGCAGTCGGGCATGTTTTCGGAAATCATGCCGTCTACTGCCGTTCGTGGACTCATTGGAGTTGTCGGTGATCTTCTCAACGTGAAGAACACGTCGGCCATTGCATCCATTGAGAACCAAGTCATCAACGACGCCATGGACAACCTCCACCGTGAACTCCGTTTGCAGGTTGAGAACGAGTACGACTGGACGGGCGTGACCCCGGCGCAGAAGAAGGCGCTCATCACCATGGTCGTTGACCGTGAGTTCAGCGACGTCCTCAAGAGCGAAAAGTGGGCAAATATCGTCTCCAAGTCCAAGTACGCCGCACTCGCCATGTACGTTACGAAACTCGCCATCGGCTTTGGTTCCCCCATGGCACTCAGCGTTCGCGCTCAGTTCTCGCAGTCGGCGGCGTTCCAGAAGATTGCCAACAGCATTGACCCCGACACCGGCCAGCCGTACTCGTTCTCCAAGGCGGTTGCCCTCTGGACGCAACAACACCCAGACGATGTGGTGGACTTGGTATCTAAGCGCACCGCCGCCAATGGCACGAACTTCCCTGAGACTAACCAGTACATCAAGATGTGGAACGACCACTCAGGCGACATCATTAAGTACCCCACGTTGTTTGCCTACTACATCACCCGCAACGGCGCGTACAACCCTCAGGCGTATTCGTTGCAGGTCAACTCTCAACTTGAGAACGAGTCCACGCCAAGCGAGTACCGTCAGGCAATTCAGACCGCCATCGGTAACGACTACTACTACAACGTTCTTGAGCCGTTGTACTACAAGAAGTACGGCACCTGGCTTGGCGCTAACAACCCGAACAACAACATCTCGTATCAGGGCTACAAGGAGCTTACCCAGGCGGCTCGTGAGTTCGGTATCAACGACAACCCTACTTGGTGGGCGAACTCCAACTTTGGCGTAGCGAAGGCGGCACAAGAAGCAAAAGCCGTGTCTCAGTTGGCGCAGTTCATCAACGACCCCAACGCCGCAAACGTAATCGGCCAGCAGGGTCTGGCAAACCTGCGCGAACTCTACACCACGTACAACCAAGTGGTCACTCGCGTTCGTGAGGATCGAAACATGGGCGCAAATTCGTCGGCGTACAACCTTGAGAACGAGTGGTACAACCTGTGCCAGAAGATTTCCACCGAACCACAATGGGCGCCTCAGGCGTACCTCATTACATCCGTACTAGCGAAACTCCCGACAAAGTAGGAACGTATGGCAGAAGAAACCGCACCTAAGACCCTTACCGTTGACGACCTGCAAAAGATGGCGCACGACTATCAGGTGCCAATGTCCGAGCAGACCATTAAGCAGATTGCTGGCGATGCTGTCACGCCGGAGAAGGCCAAAGCGTTTGAGTCGTATGTCCAGACCGCCGCACAGGGCCTCTACCCCACGCTGGCGCCACAGATTAAGGCTGGCATCCCCACCGCCTACCTCCTTGACCCTTACCGACAGGTAGGCAAGCAAGTGCTGGGTGAGGAATTCGAGCCGGACTTTGTGGGGAACACCCTTCACGCAAGGGCGCTCTCTGGTGGTTCCGACCCCGCCACCGGACGTCCTGCCCCAATGGGCCTTGACCAATGGACGAAGTTTCTCAAGACCGAGCCGTCTTTCGGTTGGTCTAAGACCCCTGACGGACAGCAGGCGTACCAGAACGTCCTCGCCAATCTTCACCAAGCACTCACGGGAGGCAAGTAACAATGGCATCTAAGACAAAGGCAACAAGCCTTCTCCCCTTGCTTCCCGGTCTTGGTGGCTCTGTCGGCGGTGGCGTACTCAAACTGCCCTCCGCCGCACAGTTGGAGTCGGTCGGACTCAACGACAAAACGTTGCTCAAGCAATGGGCTGGCAAGGTTCGTGAAATCCCCATCGGCATTACCGGATCAAAGGTAAGTTCCGTTGACGCGGTTAAGGCGACCCTTGACGCTTTGCCGGAGGCAGTACGCAACGCCACCTACGAGTACCTCGGACTCAATGACCCCCAGCTCGGAAGCACCACCGGCAAGCCCTCGACCATCAACCAGCGTGTTGAGGCAATCCTCCCCATGCTGGAAGCAGGCAAGGGCGACCTCGGCTTTGTCAACTACAACCAAGTCCTGTCTCAGCAGTCGGTCACGTCCGGTCTTGCTGAGTTCCAGTCCTCTCAGCGTGCTGGGCTTCAGGTTGCGAAACTGGGCGCCACCTACTCCGCTGAGTACAGCGCCGAGACGGCAGTACAGTCGTACCTAAACCAATGGGGTCTTGACACCCCCGCCATCACGCAGTTCGTTCACGAGTTAGTCACCAACCCCAACGGGCAGATGACGTCGCCCTCGGAGATTCTCAACGTCCTTCGTGGCAACCCCAGCAACCTCGGCGCAAACGTGGACAAGGAAATCCACCAGGCGTACAACAATGCCTTCCCCGGCTTGGCAGAGTACAACAAGCAACCTGGCGCACTCAAGATGACCGAGAGCCAGTACATGACGTACACACAGTCAATTATGAACGGCGCCACTCAGTACGGCGCACCCATGCCTACCCAGCAGGAAATCGGTAAGTTGCTCAACGGTCACGTTTCTGCCGTCGAGTACACCCAGCGAGTGCAGGACGTCTACGCCGTTATCTCTAATGCCGACGCCAACACGAAGAAGATTCTGGAGCAGGAGTACGGTGTCACGCCTAAGGACTTGATGCACTACTTTATGAACCCGAAGGAAGCACTCCAGACGATGCAGCGTAATGTTGCCTCGGCGGAGATTCAGGACTACTCCAACCGTGTCGGCCTGACTGGGCTGGGTAAGGCGCAGGGTAGCGAACTCGGACAAATGGCGAAACTCGCCTCCGTCAAGGGTGGACAAGCTCTCGGCTACGGTGTGTCGCAGATCGAGAACAGCCTACTTAACGCCAGCCGTGATGTGGCCCTTACGCGCTCCTTGCCAGGGCAGGCTAACCCGACCGTTAACACCACCACCCTCATTGCCTCGCAGTTGGCTGGCTACGGTGGCATGAACCAAGTCGCCGCTCAGACTGCCGTGGCTCGTGCTGAAGAAGCAAAGGTCGCTCCATTTGAAAAGGGCGGTGGCTTTGTGGAAACCGCTAAGGGTGTTACCGGCTTGGGAACTGCGCGTACTTAGCGTAACAAAACACGGCTTGCAATGTATCATCTAAGTAGGTAGTTGGCCCTGTTTGGCCGCAGGCGCGCTGGCTTCCACACCCATTAGGGATTGCACACCCCTGATGCGTACCAGCGTGCATCAACTGATTATCCGCTTTGTTAACCTCTGGCAAAGTGCGTACCCGCAAGGAGCGATTGCATGGCATACGACGACGATTTTGAAGAGCAAGAACAGCAGAACCAGCCGCTTGATCCGAATATTCGGAAGCAGTTGCGTGAAGCTGAGAAGGCTCGCAAGGAACTAGACGCTCTCCGTCAGGAACTTGAAAATCAAAAGCGTGAAGTCCTACTAGCCAAGGCAGGTATTCCAGATTCACCTCTCGGAAATCTTTTCCGGGACGCCTATCGTGGCGAAGCAGACCTTGAGGCAATCCGCCAGAAGGCTCGCGAGTACGGAATCTTGGACGCACCAGCCCAGCAGGTAGAGCCGTCGTTTGACCACGAACTTGAAGCTCAGCGTCGGGCGCAAGGTGCAACTATTGGGTCAGTTGGTGCAACACCCGACCCCCAGCAGGAATACTTTGCTGCACTAGCCGGAGCCTCTAGCGTCGAGGAAGTCATGCGGATCGCGTCCGGTGATGTAGGCCGTAAGGTCGGCGTCACCACCACGGGGATGTACTAAGCCTTTCACTTCCTGAAAGGAAACCCCTATTATGGCCAATGAATTTGGCAACGTATCGGGTACTGACGCCTACACGGGTTCAGGTACTCTTGACTTTTCGAAGGCAGCGTACGACCGACTGGCGTACTTTGCCCTTCGTCCTGAGTTGTACTTCGACGCCGCTGCCGATGTCCAGCCGACTGCCCAGTCAATGCCTGGTGCTTCGGTAACGTTCACTATTGTCAACGACTTGCCCATCGCTTCTTCGGCTCTGACCGAAACCAGCGACGTGGCGACCGTTTCCCTGTCTGACTCGCAGGTCACGCTGACTTTGGCTGAATACGGTAACGCCGTACTCACCACTGCCAAGTTGCGTGGCACCTCGTTCGTGGACATCGACCCAGTTGTCGCTAACGTGGTTGGTTACAACGCTGGTGTTTCGATTGACACGATTGCTCGTGCTGCCCTCGACAACGGCACCAACGTGATGTACGCATCGGGTCTGGGCGCTACGTCGCTTGGTTCCGTAACGGCTCGTTCGTCGGTTGCTGCGGCAAACACTTTGTCCTCGTTGGACATTCGTGTCGCTCGCGCTCGTCTGCGCTCGCAGAACGTTCCCACGTTTGGCGGTATGTACGTCGGTTACATTCACCCCGACCTGGTTGCCGACCTTCAGGGCGAAACCATTTCTGGTTCCAACGTTCAAGGTTGGCGTGCGCCTCACGTGTACGCTCAGCCGGGTGAAATCTGGACTGGTGAGTTGGGTGCCTTCGAAGGCGTCCGTTGGATCGAAACGCCTCGCGCTCCCGTGTTCTCGGGTGCTGGTGCTTCGTCAGCCAACGTCTACGGCACCATCGTCTTGGGCCGTCAGGCTCTTGCCAAGGCGTACTCGATGATTGACGGCAATGGCGCGTACCCGCACGTCGTGCCCGGTCCCATCACCGACCGCCTGCGCCGCTACGTCCCGCTGGGTTGGTACTGGCTGGGTGCTTACGGTATCTTCCGTCAGGCTTCTGTCATGCGCATTGAGTCGACCTCGTTGCTTGGTGCTGACATTGGTACCTCGTTCGACCCGACCATTGACATGGGTGAAAATACCGCTGTCACCACCTCGTTGTCAAGCGTTGCGTTCAACACGCCTTCTACGGGCTTCGCAACGTTCACGGCTTCGGCGGCTCCGGGTCTTGCTACCGACGATGCAGTTGTTATCTCTGGTGCCACCACCAGCGGCATCAACGGCACCTACGTCGTCACCGCGGTCAACACTGCACTCAACCAGTTCACGGTTGCAAGCAGCCTCAGCACTGGTACGCTCGGCTCCGCCAGCGTGGTCTACCCGGCCAACTAGTAGGAATAGGGGACGAGTATGCCATGGCCTCGTAATTGCGCCGCATGTCGTTCGTTCGACGTGCAGGCAGGGATTGATGAAATCCACTGCCTCATCTGCGGTCGCCTTACAGACCTCAATGGTGTACTCGTCCCCGTTTCCCACCAGTTCACCTCGGAGGAACTATGACAATTCCCACTGGCCTCGGCCTGACTCGCGGAGTCGAATCCGCGGACCCAATCCCCGGTCGTTCGTTTGACCGTGTGGCTGCTGCTCGCGCCAATGACGCTAGTGCAGTCAAGGGAGAAACCTCGGACCCCTGCTACTGCGGCAAGTGTTCCCTCGTAGACGCAAGGTGGATGTAATGGAATCACGCGCAGCCTTCAAGACAATCTCGGAATACGACCTTCGTAGCACCGCCGCTAACTACATTGACACCGGCATCATTCCAACCCCTGTTACTTCCACGACTACGACTGGCCCAGCCAACCGTGGCGTGGAGGCGAACACGAACCGGGGTGGCGCAATGGCTCCAATGATTACCGGCATCACCACCATCGACTACGCGGCTGCAACCATTCAGCCTGAAGTCATGCCCTTCAAGGTTCGAGAGGACATCTAATGCCAAGTCGCATGGACCCCGTTTACAGCGTTGACGCTACCCGTGATGGTTTTACGATGGACTTTCGCCCTACCACTTTGCTTGAGCAGAGCATGATGGGCGCTGACCGTGTAAACATTCCTGTCGGTGACGCTAGCGGCCCACGCCCAGAAGTGCAGACCACTGGTGGACGTGGCACCACAGACTACGAAGCCGCTCTCCGTCTTGGAGCGCAAGGCCGTAAGTAGTCCGGAGTGGCAACCTTCACTCCGCCCGTTGCATACGACAACCCACCCATCCTGCCAAGTGCAGGTGGGCTGGGGACTCGTTTGTTTAGGTACTTCCCTAACCGCAAGCGGTACATCGCTGTCTTTGCTCTGAGCGACGGTACGTTTGTGCAGGACACGGCTTCGACCGAAAACGCAAACACAAACATTCCGTATCCGTACAACCCGTATGACCCGTCTGCACCGTACTCTACGTCTTACTACGTAGATTACACACGTCGTCCGACGCGCCAAGAAAAAAATGTTGTTTCGCAGAACCCGTACATTACAAAGGTGTACCTGGGGCCGACAACTATTACGGCAGCAGAAAAAACGGCTCTAACAAATTACACGGCTTATGGAACCGGATACGGAGGACTAATCACATGACCGCAGTAAAGCACAACCGGGGTCTCTGCCCTGAATCTTGTTTTGGTTGCAAAGTCGGCTCAATCGGTTTTGCAGCGTCGGCTATGCCTACTCGTTCCGAGGCTGGAACGGTTGAGCGCGAAACAAAGATTATGCACAAAGACGTGGCCGCTTATCGGCGTCTACGCAAGAACGGTCTACAGCCCAAGTCAGTCAAGGGTGCGGCTCGCCTCGAAGCCCGTGCCGACTCTAAGTGGGAAGTAGAAACCAACACTTCGCTTCGTGGCGATACAAAACTCGGCAAGCAACTTGATGAAATTCAGGGTGCTATCAACAGCGGTCAATCCGTTATTTAAGGACTAACAATGGCACTACTCGCAGTCTCATCAGAGAACACGGCAATCGCCGCTATCTTTGTCCCCAGCACCACGTACTACCTTGCCCTGTTTACCACCTCGCCAGGGCAGACAGGTACCAGCGGTGAGATTACTAACACGGGTGGTTCCACTTACGCTCGTCAAGCCATCACGTTTGGCTCGG